TCTGCTATTGTTGATAAAGAGATTGTTGAGAAGCTTGAAGAGGATCGTGAAGACTCTATCAAGTGGGCGCAATCTAAACTGAAGAATCCCAAGCGTGCTACATTGAAGCCTGAACCTTGGGAGGAAGTATCTGATGGTCAGTATAAAGTTAAGTTCAGTTGGAATGAAGAGACCAAGCCGCCCGTGGTGGACACTGAAGGCACGATCATCACTGATGAGAGCACACCACTCTACAGTGGTAGCCGTGTCAAGCTTGCCTTCCGACAGAAGCCTTACATCCTCCGTGATGGTGTCACCTACGGTACAAGCCTCAAGCTTGTCGGTGTACAGGTTGTCTCGGTTGGCTCCTCTGCTGGTGTTGATACAGGCGATCTTGATGAAACTGAAGTGGCAGCTCTCTTTGGGCAAACGAAAGGTTTCAAAGCGTCTGAACCTAACGTAACCATCAACGATACTATTGACGACGACGACTTCTAATGAGATTCCGCTCCAGTCTTGAGGAGAAGGTATCTAATCTTCTTCTTGAACTGGGAGTAAAGTACGAATACGAATCTACCAAAGTTCCTTACGTTCTCCAATGCAACTACACCCCAGACTTTCTTTTACCGAATGGTGTCTTTCTCGAAACCAAAGGTCGCCTGACCGAAGAGGATCGGAGGAAGATGAAAGCAGTGAAGAAGAGCAATCCCGAATTAGATATTCGATTCGTCTTTCAAGCTCCCTTTAATAAGATCTACAAAGGATCTAAAACCACCTACGCCAAGTGGGCAGAACAAAATGATTTCCCTTGGTGTTCCTTCCACTCGATTCCACTTGAATGGCTTACCTAGAATACGGCACACCTGAGTTTTACGCAGAAGGTTTCAGTGATTACCTTGCTGACATTGACGCAAAGGATCCCGACACAACTAAGAACCTGATTGAAGGGTTCTACCGAGCAATTGATTCATGGTTTGAATATCACGATGAGCAAGCACGAGCTTACGCAGAACTCCGAAAGCGAGTTCGTGAGGCACTTACCGTGTGATACGTGTGGCTCATCAGATGCAAACTCTTTGTACTCTGATGGGCACACCTTTTGCTTTGCTTGTAATAGCTACGGTCACACTGAAGAAGTTGTTCACATTCATCAAATGTCCACCAATGTACATCTCAAAGGTTCCGCCACACGACTGAACAAACGGAACATCTCAGAGAAAGTATGTCAACACTACAAAATTTACAAAGATGGTGATGTACTACGTTTCCATTACTATGACGAGTCTGGCATCCTGATTGGGTGCAAAATTAAAACCAAGGAAAAAGACTTTCGCTATGAAGGACAACCAGCTACCTGTCTCTTTGGACAACATTTGTTTCCCGCCACTGGAAAACGAGTCGTTATCACTGAAGGGGAACTCGATGCAGCTTCGTGTAGTGAGGCTATGCCGGGGTGGCCGATGGTATCTCTACCTAGCGGTGCCGCAGCGGCTAAAAAGTCGATTCAACGGGCTATCCCCTGGCTCCAGGGTTACGAGGAGATTGTCTTGTTCTTCGACAATGACGAGGCAGGCCGTAAGGCAACGGAGGAGGCAGCAAGCGTATTACCACCTGGCAAGTGCAAGATTGCATCGCTCCAAGGTGATTACAAAGATGCGTCTGACGCCCTCTCTACCAATGACTCTCAAGCGATTCGTGAGGCTATTTGGAACGCGAAACCTTACCGTCCAGATGGGATCGTTGACGGCAAATCACTCCTAGAACTCGTAACCACACCAACACCACCAGCAGATCATGACTACCCATTTCGAGGTTTACAAGGAAAGCTACACGGGATCAGGTATGGAGAACTTACGACAATCACTGCAGGCTCTGGTATCGGAAAGTCGTCCTTCTGTCGTGAACTTGCAACTCATCTTCTCAACCAAGGAGAACGAGTTGGATACTTGGCTCTTGAAGAATCTAACCGTCGTACAGCTCTCGGACTAATGTCCGCAGCAGTTGGTAAGTCACTGCACCTGGGTGAACATGATCGCTGTACACTTGTCAGTGCATACGAGAAGACTCTCGCTAACTGGAACCTATTTCTCTTTGATGGCTTCGGTTCATTTGACCCGGACCTGATTTACAACCGTATTGAGTATCTAGCAACAGGTCTCGATACAAAGGTTATTTTTCTAGATCACTTATCTATCCTACTCTCAGGTCTTGATGGCGATGAGAGGCGAATGATCGATACGACAATGACCAAGCTACGTTCCCTTGTGGAGCGCACTGGTATTGCCATGTTCCTTGTATCCCACCTACGGAGAACATCTAGTGACCAGAATCACGAAGAAGGCGCACGAGTCACGCTTGGACAACTGCGCGGTAGTGCAGCTATTGCACAACTTTCAGACGGAGTTATCGCACTTGAAAGGAATCAGCAAGCACAGTCTGGATCTTCTACAACGACTGTCCGAGTCCTTAAAAATCGATATAGCGGAGAGGTAGGTGTTGCCTGCCATCTTGACTATGACCTGTCCACTTGTAAATTCCATGAAACTGAAGCAGATGACGAGTTCGACCCCAGTACGGACTTTTGAGTTCCGAACTATGGCACCTGATGGTTATCCCAAGTACATCAACTACATTGATGATCCTTACTATGACCTGGTAGCACCTAACCCACCTACACCTGAAGCAGTAGCTAAAGCACAGTTCGTTGATAAAACATACGTATGGCAGGGATCAGCAGCGAATAAAGCTGCTAAGCCTTAACCTATTATTCAATACTCTTATCTTCATTACCAACCTGTTTATTGTCGCTGGTGTAATCCGGCATTGGAATGACGCTTATCTTTGACATTGAAACAAACGGACTAGTACATGATGTTACCCGTATCCACTGTTTGGGTATCTACGATACGGACACTGAACAGATGCTTGTTTACAACGATGAAGGCGATCAAGAGCCTATCACTCGTGGCATTCAACGTCTTGAAGACGCAAGCGAAATTGTGGGTCATAACATTATCAACTACGATCTTCCTGTTATCCGTAAGCTCTATCCTTGGTTTTCCAACGTGGGTAGGGTTCTGGATACTTTGGTCATTAGCCGTTCTTGTCACCCTGATATTATGAATCTTGACAAGACTCGTAGATGGAAACAGATGCCATTACAACTCTATGGTAGGCATAGTTTGGAGTCTTATGGGTACCGCCTCGGTGAGTACAAAGGGGACTTCGGTAAAACATCAGACTGGAAAGAGTGGTCGCAAGTCATGCAAGACTACATGGTACAAGATGTTGTTGTTACTACAAAACTTTGGAAACACTTTCAACCATACCTGAATGGATCACGTTAGAACATCAGGTAGCACAAATACTAACGGAGCAAGAGTTACATGGATGGTACTTTGATGAGGATGCTGCACGGCAACTTGCACAAACTCTCTATACCGAGCTTGATGATCTTAAAGGTGTATTACGAAAGCGGTATCCTTACGTCGCAGGACGCGAATTTACTCCGAAGCGAGTTAATCGCTCACTCGGATACGTCGAAGGAGCACCATGTACAAAGCTCGTGGAATTCTCTCCAACCAGTAGAGACCACATTGCATGGGTGATGGAGAACCTAAACGGTTGGAAACCAGACAAGCAAACTAAAGCTGGTAAGACAGCTATTGATGAGACAGTACTCAAGGACATAGGCACAGAGGAATCTCTGCAGTTCTTTCGTTGCTTTGAGTTAACTAAACAGCTTGGCATGTTATCTGAAGGTAACAATGCTTGGCTAAAGCTTGTCCGTAACAATCGTATACACCACAACTGTTCTGTTTCTACTAACACTTTTAGATGCGCACATCGTAATCCAAACCTTGCCCAAGTGCCTAGTGATCTCGAATTTAGAAAGCTATTCAGAGCTAGCCCTGGCTATGTCATGGTAGGTGCTGACCTGGCAGGTATTGAACTACGAATGCTTGCTCACTACCTAGCTCGTTACGATGGAGGTAGGTACGGAGATGTTCTTCTCAACGGTGATATTCACCAAGAGAATGCAGACAAGATAGGTATCAGTCGCCGTCTAGTCAAGACTGTAACTTATGCCTTTTTGTACGGAGCTGGCGATAAGAAGATAGGTCTAAGTTATGATCCTCAATTATCTGAAAAAGATGCAACTACCAAGGGTAAAGAGATACGCCAGGCTTACATGGATGCAATTCCTGGACTTGAGAAACTGGTTACTGCGGTTAAGTCCAAGGCGGAATCTGGTTACATACGTTTGTGTGACGGGCGCCGCTGTCCTGTTGATGGTAGCCACAAAGCCCTTAACTACCTTCTCCAAGGGAGCGCGGGTTGCGTAGCTAAATCTTGGATGATTCACATTCATAATGTAATCAAACAAACTAAGGTTGAGGCACATCAACTTGCTTTTGTCCACGATGAATTGCAGTTTGAATGCTTGCCTGAACATGCCGACACGCTTAAGTCAGCTCTTGAGCTATCCTCTCTCACAGCTGGAGAGAGCTATGATCTACGAATCCCTATTGCATCCGAAGGAAAGATCGGACAAACCTGGGCAGACGTACACTAAACCACCACAAACTAATGGCAGTAAAATCCAAAACAGCACTGGGTCGCGTTGAATTCCAATCACGTGCTAAATACAAACACACCCACCAAGGTAATGGACGACGTTCTCTTCCTAAACGTGGGCGTAAATTAAAGCGGGGTCAAGGATGAGTCTTCTGATCGACGCTGATTACATTGTCTACAAGTGCTGCGCTGCTTGCGAGACAGAAATTGATTACGGCAATGATGTCATTGTAGTCACCAGTCGATTCAGTGAAGCTTTGGCTGCTGTAGAGCGAGACCTTTACAACATTGCCAATAATTTAGGATGTTTTGACGACTCTATTCTTTTCTTTTCTGATTCTACTAACTTTCGTAAATCTCTCGATCCAAACTATAAAGGACATAGAAATCGAAAGAAACCGTGTGGTTACAAACGTGTCATCAAGGCGCTTCAAGAGACGTTCCCGGTTATCATCATCCCGACGCTTGAAGCAGATGATGCCTTAGGTATCTACGCCACCAAAGAAGATGGGCACATTATCTGCAGTCCAGACAAGGACATGAGACAGATACCTGGTCAACTTTATGACTTCAATGATGGGGTGATAGAGATTACCAAAGAAGAAGGTGATCGGTGGCACCTAATACAAACCATGGCAGGAGACCAAACAGATGGTTACTCTGGTGTACCTGGTATTGGTATCAAGAGAGCAGACGCTCTCCTTGAACAACATGGATCTAATTGGCAGACAGTTGTAGATGCTTTTGCTGAGAAGGATCTAGATGAAGATGTAGCGTTACTTAATGCACGTCTTGCTAAAATCCTACAAGCGGAGAACTATGACTTTCTCAATGAACAAATCAAGCACTGGGTTCCCACCACCACCAGTGACAGAGCTGACAATGGAGCAGCAGTTCAAGATGCGTCAGATTGAAGACGCACTTAACCAATCAAAAGGGCAGATTGATGATATCATTACCCTTTTCCTTGCACTCCAGAAGCAATGCTTCGTTCTCGGCAACAACGTATCTAACCTAGTTTCTAAATGGCCAATTCCACAAACACCACCGGACCAGAGTATTATCGACGAGGTAGCATCCAAGTTTGGGATTTCATTCGAGACCAAGGACTAAACTTCCACCTTGGCAACGCAATTAAATACATATGTCGCGCTGGTCATAAAGACAGTAAGCGTGACGACCTACGCAAAGCAATCCACTATCTGCAAAACGAACTAGAAAATGACATCCTCCACCCGTCAGCAGCAAGCCGTCGAATTCAGGAAAAGTTTCCAGGTGAAGAACAGTACTACGCCGGCTTCACGGACTTTGCAGAGGCGTTTGATCGTTGAGGAATTCAAAGAGTTTCTTGATGCTGAGAACCAACTCATCATGGGACTCACTGTTAACTCTGCAGAGTGCCTGAAAGAACTAGCTGATCTGGTCTATGTGTGTTACCAGTACGCTGTTAATCTTGGATGGAATCTAGATGAAGCTCTAGATCGTGTCCACCAAAGTAACCTGTCTAAATTAGACGACAACGGTAATCCTATCTACCGTGAAGATGGTAAGGTTTTGAAAGGACCGAACTATCAACCACCAAACCTTAATGATCTTGTTTGATAATGTCAAAACCACCTAAGGAACTTATTGCTCGTACTGGTCGCGTACAATCTTGGATTGATGACCCAACCTCTCGCTTGCCTGTCTCCTGTACCGTCTTCGTTGTGGAAGACACGATGGAAGGAGAAAATGGAATCGAAGCCAGCTGGCGTTTCGTTAGCCATGCACTCCGCTACGGTGCAGGCGTTGCTGTCCACCTTAGCAAGTTGCGACCCAAAGGAGCTGAGAATGGTAAAGGATTAGTAGCCTCTGGTCCTGTATCCTTTGCTAAGATTTATTCTACACTAAATGAAATCCTTCGTCGCGGTGGGGTGTACAAAAACGGTGCTGTGGTGTGTCATCTCGATTTGAGCTGCCCTGATGTACTAGAGTTTATCACCGCCAGTCGTAGTGAATTGCCGTGGGTCAAACGTTGTGTCAACATCAATGACCACTGGTGGAAGGAAGCTACATCCCAAGTAAAGAATGCACTACTTGAAGGTATCAAGCGTGGTGACATCTGGCTCAACAAAACCAAGGTAGATCGAAATGGAAATCGAATCCGGGGTAACGTATGCCTGGAGGTATATCTCCCCTCACGAGGGACCTGTCTACTTCAACATGTTAACCTCGGCGGATGCGAACTCGATGAAATTCGAGGTGCGTTTGCACAAGGAATGTCCGAACTGTGCGAGCTACACGGCAAAACAAATGTTGGAGAAAGCGGAGAGTACTTGCCTTCAGAGACTGATCGCCAAGTCGGTCTCGGAATGCTGGGACTTGCCAACCTTCTCCGAACCCAAGGAGTGACCTACAATGACTTCGGTCTTGCACTTGATGCATTAAATAGTGGTCGCCCCTACCCAACTACTCCTGGCTATGTGATCGCTAAGGAGCTTCAGGCGGGCGTACAAGCCGCTGCAGAGATCGCTAAGGCTAATCGTATGGAACGTGCCTTTGCAATCGCTCCTACAGCCTCCTGCAGCTATCGCTACACTGATCTCGATGGGTACACTACCTGCCCTGAGATCGCTCCTCCCATTGCCCGTCAAGTGGATCGTGACAGCGGTACCTTTGGCGTCCAGAGCTACGACTATGGTGATGTAGAAATCGCGTCGGAAGTTGGCTGGGAGGCATATAAACGAGTAGTGGACGGTATTGTTCGACTGCTCGATAGTACTGGACTGTTGCATGGTTACTCCTTCAACAGCTGGTCAGATGTGGTTACCTATGATGAGCAATTCATCGAAGATTGGTTGGCAAGTCCACAGACTTCTCTTTACTATTCGCTTCAGGTAATGGGCGACGTTCAAGACAAGTCTGATGCATATGCCGCATTGGATGATGGTGACGTTACCGCATACCTGGAGTCTCTTCTAAATGATCCGGTGGGCGTAAGTCCGCCACTTGCTCCTGATTGTAATTGCGGCGAATGAACCCCTATCAAAAACTATTAAATCGTAAACGGAAGTGGTCTCCGGTACAGACCACAGCAGGGAAGCTCCGCGAAGGTGCGGAAGAAACAATCTACCGTGCTTTGGCTATCCGCCACATGGAACTTCCCGTTGGAGATTTTATTACTGATGCACTGAAGAATGAAGTTCCAAACCTGGCGAGGGATCTCCTTCAATCCAATATCAAGGACGAAGAAAACCACGACCTTGCACTCGGTTACATCGCCAACGCTATCGGCGTTGATGAAAAAGCTGAAGCCGAAGCGAAGCGTCTTCGGGACGCCTGGATTGCTCATCCAGATCACACGATCCTCAAAGCACTTGTTGCCGAGCGTGCAATTTTCTTTGTGCTCCTCCCATTCTTCAGATTTAACGGTGATGCTGGTCTCCGAACAGTAAGCGCTGACATTTCACGTGATGAACAAGTCCATGTGGCTGCGAATAGCTTGGTATGTACTGAGCTTGGTCTCGATTGGAGTCCTTCTCTCGATAAGCTCCGGAAGGCAACCATTAATTGGGTGCTTGAACCTCTAGGTAGAAATACCTCCCTTAAATATTTGGACAAAAAATTTTGGCTGGATTCCAGCGACTCTTTGATGTATCAAGGAAAAGCTCCAGAACTTTCCGACACACGTCGGGCACGTATGCCTGCCTTCTTTGAACATGCAAACCCCAACCTCCCTCAATACGCTTGATCTTCTTGATGTAAAAGGCATGACTGCTACAGCCATGTTAGCCAAGTTAGATGAAACGTTTCCGCCCACCAACCCTACACCAGAAGATACAATGGAAAAGATCATGTACCGATCCGGTCAACGTAGTGTCGTTGAGTGGGTCATGAATTATATGGAGGAAAATTAAGTGGCTAACAAAAACCGTGAAAAGGCGCAGCGGATGGCTTCCCGCGGGGCCAGCGTTCAGGAGATCAAGGAAGCGACAGGCCTATCTAGCAGCGCCGCAAGGACCGTCTCTAGTAATTACAACCCTGCTGTCACTTCCACGCCAAAGGCACCGCTGCCGCGGCCCATCTACAGCTCTAGCAGCTCCAGCGCTAGCTCTAGCTCTAGCTCTAGCAGCATTAGCTC